TTAGCCCTCCCTCATTTTGATTACTTTATGACCAGTGTGATAGGAATGTGATACGGAATCGTCCGAGTCAATCCCATCAAGCAGGCCAACCGCCTGTGCAACTCTTGCTGGCGCTAAGTGAGCATACCTTTCAGTCATCATGATTGTGCTGTGCCCCAGCAAATCACGGACCTCTGAAAGTGGTACTCCAGCTGTGACCAGCCAGGCTGCACAAGTATGCCTAAGATCATGGATTCTAAAATTGTGAATGCCAGCCCTTTTGCAGGCATTCTTGAATCCAACCCTCAGACAGGTTACCTTTTGACCGTTCTTGCGTGTAAAAACCCAGGGCGATGCAGGGCAGTATTCAGCTCTAGCAGCCATTCGGTTTTTAAGCGCAGCCAAGGCACCATTGTTCAGGGGTATGGACCTTCTCTTTCCGGCTTTTGTGTGCTCCCCCTCAAGAATCACAAGACGGTTAGCGAAGTCCACCCTGTTCCATTCCAGACCCAGCAGCTCATTCATCCGGCAGCCGGTATTCAGTGCCAGTCGAATGAAGTCCTCCAGCAGCGATCCATCTCTACCCTGAAGCGCTGATCGGCACAAGGCCTCTGCTTCTGCTTTGGTGATCCACCTTACCCTTCCCTGAGACTCTTTCAGCTTGCGACCTTTAACGGGGTTAGGCAGCTGCCATTCTTTTTCTCTGTTGCAGAAATTTATGGCAGCCGAAAGGCAGGATAGCTCTCTGTTGATAGTGGCATTGCTTACGCCATCTCTCCGCCGCGCCTCTTTGAAGCTGTTGATTTTGACAGCTGACAAGCCGTTCATCACTAAGCCACCAAAGTGCTGCCTGAGTTTTTTGGTTTGATGGATTAGTTCTTCCCAGCTTTTCAGCTCAGCCTTGGCATATTCCAGGTAAGGAACCATGACCTCTTCAAAAACAACATCTTCCTGCCTGCCCCATTCTTGCTTTTCCCACGCCTGCAGCCGCTGCTTTTGTTCTAGTGCCTTGGCTGCGTTGTAGTCGCTGGTGCCAGAAGAGCGTCTAATCTGCTTGCCGCTTGCAGAGTCGATACTGCTGATCCACCAGTAGGGTGATCCTTTTCTCTTGTAGGGCATTTTGTCCTCCTATTGTCGGGCAAAACGCCTCCTGCATTTGCCATGTTACTTTGAGCTTCTTCAGAAAGCATCTTTTCTAGGGCTGGCCTGTAGCAGCGTTTACGCTTGGTACCAGGCAAATAGCAAGTCGGGACCGCATCGGTTTTTATCATTGCGTAGGCTTTTGCAGTGCTACAGCCCATGAATTTTGCAAGCTCTTTGCCTGTCATCAGGATGGAGTTTTCTGGCATTTTTCAGTCTCCCCTGTAGCAGGCCCCGCCTGGGCCAATCTGGTTTTCTTCTTTACGGTAGGCTTCTGCCATGGCATTGGTGATGCCCTGGGCTTTGAAGCTTTCTATGGTTTGGCTGACGCCAGGTACTGATTTCACGTAATCCAATTCATGTTGAAGGTGATGGATTTGGTTTTTCAGGCCGGTGATGTAGTCGCGTAGCTGGTCGCTGGTTTCGTTGTCGCGTGTGATTGCATCGCCTTTGGCGTCGAGCAGGGTGGAGCCGTGGCAGTAGCCGCAGTCCAGCCCCTGGCCTTCCCGCGCTGATTTGCGCTTGGGGTCTTTGCCGGTGCCGCCGCAGTGGTGGCACTCCAGGGCAGCCAGGGGCCGGTATTCGGCTTGCCACTTTTCGAGCGTCATCATGGCTGGCGCTTCGGCATCTTCGGCCTGGTAGCTGACCAGCTGAGCATCCAGCCCATCGACCAACTGGCCTTGATCCAGCAATTCAAACTTGCCGCCGTTCTGGTTGTGGGTGTAAGTGGTCATGGTGTTGCTTTGCCTTTTTTGAATGCGGTCATGGGTGGTCGGAAGGATTGGGGCAGGCTGACGATTTCAACGAGATCCAGCAGGGCCATTTTTTCAACCTGCCTGCGCATGTGTTCGACCTGCAGGTTTATGCCATCGCCCAGGCCGATTGCTTTAGCCAGGGTGTAGGTGGTGGCTGGGGTGTCGGTTAGTGCGTTTAGCAGCTGGCGCTCCAGTGGCATTGACCAGGGCATCAGTTTGGCGTGTGCGGGTAGCCAGACACCTTGCCAGCGAACCGGGCAGGCCATGATGATGGCGTCATCCAGATCCGGCAGGGGTACGTGGTCGTCAAAGGGTTCAGCCGTATTTTCAGGCGGATCAAACAGACAGGCTTGCTGCATGGGTTTCCTCCAGGCAATAAAAAACCCAGCACGGTGGCTGGGTTGTGGTGATGGGTGGGTGGTTCTTGTCAGTAGATGCTGAACGCCAGGCTGGCGCTGTTGGCCAGGCCAGCGGTTCGGGTGATGTTGTTCAGTGCGTTGCGGGTGGTTTCCAGATGATGGCGCATGGCCATAAGCTCCATCCGGCAGGCTTTGATGTCATAACCCTGATGGTTAAGCTGGGTCAGCAGGTGGCTGATGGGTGTGTTGGCATCCGGCCCGTAGAGTAGGTCTGCGGTGATGTGGAAGCGGGCCTGCTTGAATGCCATCCGGTGGTTAAGCTGCGGGTTAAGTTGATACCAGCTTTCAGCGGGGTAGTTGAGGTCAGGCAGTTGCTGGCGCGGATTGGTGGCCTGACCGTGGAGCCAGTAGTCTGCCAGTACCCGATAGCATTCGCGTTTGTATTCCAGAACCCGCTGCCGGACTTCAGGCTTTTTGATGCGTTTGTCATCGATGCCGAACAGCCAGCCGTTGAGGTAGTCGAGTGGCAGGCAGGTGAATTCGTAGGTTTTACCGTCTGAGGCAGTTGTGGTCATCATAACCACAACTGAATTCAAGACCGTATCACGCATGATTCTCTTTCGCTGACTACGCCAGTCAATTCCAATGTTTTCACATATAGGTTTCATGGCAACCATAGGCTGGCTGTCAGTTGTGAATAGCAAGGCAAGCTCTTGGTTTTGGAAAGGTACGGTAGCTATTTGAGAAACGGCTGTTACTGAACGCATGATAAAACTCCTTTGCTGATTTGGAGTTCACCACCGTTGCGACCAAACAAGAGGGTGGTGAACCGTGCGCGGGTTGGTCGACCGGGGCAAAGGGACCCGGCACACCCGAAGGTGTCCCACGCACGGCTCACCATAAAGCGAGCACAAAAAAACGCCTTTAAGGAGGCGTCGTGCGCCTTTGCTATTCCGGGCGACCAAACCCGACTGCTGATTTTGCAGCAGTGGGAGAAGCATAGGCTGGGGTGGGTGGGGGTGTCAATAGAACATAGTCGGGTTGCTGGTCTTGGTGATGGCTGATCTAATAAGCTGAAACCAATAATTCAACAGAAAGGGAATACCTATAATGGGACGGTGTGAACATCAACCTACGTCCGGTGCTGACCAGTGTTGTGAAAGAGATGCTTTCTTAAACGGAAAGTGTGTTTTGCATTGCGAAAAAGATGAATTTTTTGATGCGCACAAGGGTTTTGAAAATCAGGTTAACAGATATATATATGATGATTTGCGTTCGCGTTCTGACTCGCTTTTAAAAAAATGGTCTGGTATTAGTGGTGTTCGTAAAAATATTTACAACTTTGAAGAAGCCATGATCAACTATATTTGCAGCGGAGATAGAGAAGGTAATATAGATAAAATTATCAAGGATCAGTGCATTATATTAAAAGGAATTTCTTTTCCCCGTTTCATTCAGGGTGTCGGTTTTGTTTCTACGCTAAGCAAGTTTCATGGTGTGGAGTTTGCAGACTGTAATTTTACTTGCGAAAAGCCTTTCTTGAAAAAAGCGCTTGTAGGCTTTCAGAAATGCGATTTTAAAAGTGGATTGAGCTTGACAGCCTATTGCAAATCGCTTTTTTTCCCAGCCTTTATAAATTGCTGTTTTTCTTCTGATGTTACCTCCGAAAATGAGAAAGAGGGTATTTCAATTGGTTTTTCTGGATGTGACTTCAAAGGTAACATGATGAGTTTCAAAGGCATTTCGTCTGACGAAGATGCCGTTATCATAAACTCTTACAATATTGGTAGATTTTATTTAAAAGGCGCATCATTTAAGGGAGGCTTTAAGGTTTCTGGGTCAAAATTTAATTACTTTTCAAAAAATGACGCGGTGTTTGAAAAGAATGTTTGTTTTGACAGATCTTCATTTTGTTTTTTAGAAATGCATCACGTGAATTTCAATCAACTCTTTAGCTTTGAAAGAAATCTAGTATCAGATAAGGGAAAAAAATCAGTTTTTGGAAATGTGATGTTTAATTCTCATGCTATTTTTCGAGAAGCAATATTTTCTGGTGGGCTTGACTTGGATCGCGCTAACTTCTCAGGCGAAGCCAACTTCTTGGGTGTTGATGTCGATGGTGGTGATATTGCCAACACAACACGCGAAACCTACCGCTTGATCAAGCACTCCTTTGACAATATCGGTAATCATCTTGAGGCTAATAAGTTCTTTGCCAAGGAGATGGATAAGTACCGTGAAGAGCTAGATGAAGAGCGCACGCGATTCAGCGATGTTTTCAGGCATAGTCAGAATGGCACAACATTCGCTGGCCGCTGTGGAAGATGGGCTTCTGGCATGAACAGTAAAATTCCTATTTACTGGCTCAATAAGATTTTTTCTGACTTCGGACAAAACTACCTGCTGAGTGTTGGTTGGCTACTACTTTTTATGGTGGCCTATTTCTATACCTTCGTTCTCCATCGTCACTTAGGTCTACTCCATAGCGAATCATCTTGCGATGTGTTTGGTAACTGGTACGACAAGGTGAACTGCCTCGCTTCTGGCATGATCCCTTTCAAAGACTTTCTTACCCAAGGCATGGAGTTACTGAGCTTACTTTTTTACCTAATTTTTGCGGTGCTGGTGTGGCAAACAGTGGTAGCGCTAAAACGACATACACGCAGATAAGGACGCGGTTATGACTACTGAAGAAGGAAAGTTGGAGACGGTACAGAAGTCGAAGAGCTACTGGCCGTGGGTGATAGTCGCTTGTCATGCGGTCTTTGCTATAAGTGTTATTTTGGTTCTGTCCTTCTGTGACCCTGAAGATAGAGCCATGGCTCAAGAATTGAATGAACTTAATGCGAAAGTTAAGGCCCTGGTAGAGCAGGTTTCCTCTCAGAAAAAATTGGATCGATTGGCTACTGAAAACCGCAGCCTGCACGAGAAACTTTCTGAGCTACAAAGCCAGCTTAACGCTTTGCTTCAAGAGCAGCAGTAGGCAGGGTATCTAGCCATTACAAGCACAGCCGGGTTCTTTATGGCATGTTAGCTGTTTGTTGATACAAGCATCACCACATGCCTTGAACATCCTTTGTAAGTTCACGGGTATCCTTACACTCTTCAGGGACAGTTGCCAGCCAATCGATACCCAGCCCGTTCACCTTCTTCTACTGATTCAAAGTAGGTTCTATTGTGCTCCGCAACCCGGTCATAACTTGGGCAGTCAGGGCGGTGCATGATCTGGCTATTCCTGTTACCTCTGATCATGCCGGTGGTGTCGCGCTCTTCACCCGGTGCAGGGGAGAGCTGAACGGCATCATTACTGCCACGTAACTGGGCAGCATGCGTCATCATAATGACAGGGGTATGGTCAGATACGTGTCTTCTGGTTTCTTGAAAATCCCAGCCTAAGAAAGCTGGCGCATTGAAGATGCCCGCACCATTAACCGTAATTGGAAAGCTTTCATGGACCCAGATGTTGTCATACAGGTTTGCAAAATCTTGCCGCGTACCAGAAAGTGTGGTCGCGCCTTCTGTGATCAGGGGTTGCCATCCAATTTCTTTCAAATCACTCCATGCCTGGTGCGTGGGTGGTAGATTGAAATCTCCTAGCAAAATAGTGGGGTCGCCTTCGTAGACTTCATCCAGGAGCTGTACATAGTTGGACAATTCTTTAATTTCAGGTGTTCTATCACTTATGCTGCTGCCAAAAACAATATGAACTGTGGCAAGCACAAAAATATCGTTGGTCGTTAGGTCAACAAACCTGGCTGAATAGGGTTCGCGAGCAAACAGGTCATCAGGGTCTAAGTAGGTCATGGCCTGACCTGTTGATTCGTGAAGGTCTACCCGGCTGTCACGCCAGTAAAAGGCATACTTTTCTGTGTAAGTGCTTCTGCCCAGTGGTTCAGAGTATATTTTTGACCAGGACTCTCCGGTTACATCTTCCAAAGCACTATGAAGCCTGACAGCACCTTCTCTGTTCATCAGTTCTTGAACTGCTATCAGATCAAACTGGGCACCAATCTGACCCAGAGCTTCATAGTTTTTATTTGTACCATGGCCCAGGCGCTCAATATTCCAGCTCGCAATTACAAGCCCTTGATCAGTGCTAGGTGAAGAGCCAGCACTGCTGTCATCTAGGCAGGCGGTAAGCCCGAAAATGGCAATTAAGAAAAGTGTGGTAGCTTTTAGGATTGTGTTCACTGCAGTTGCATTCCATTCTTTTGGGCGGACTGTTATTATAGCGATAAATCGAGCTTCAGCATAATGAGACAGAGTTTTCAAGTGGTGTTTTAGTTTAATAGTTTCAGGTATTGATTCTGATAATTTAATTTTATGGGTTAAAATTTATGAATAAAGTATCAGCGGCAATAATTGTTAAGGATGACTTATTCTTGATCACTCGGTGTATTTCGGGTGATCAGGCAGATGATTTTTGGAGGTTCCCCGGTGGTGAAAAGGAAGATTATGAGTCTATTAATGAATGCTTGGCTAGGCACGTAAAAGAAAAGCTCGGTTTATCTATTGAATGCGGCAATATTTTATCTGAAACGTCGTATGAGCTAAAAAACGGTAATTTAATTGAAGTCGTTGGTATAGAGGCTGAAGTTATAGATGGGGAAAAATCAATAAAAGAGAACCCGTATTGTGAGTGGGTTAGAATTTCTGAATTGAATGGAAAAAAATATAAGCTTGCTCCAGAAAATAAATCAATATTAAGTGTGCTTTATAACAAAAAGATTGACAAGCTTAAGCCGAATGATGTTTTAGATGGTGATGAATTGTGTAGTACCTTTGGGTGTTCAAATCAGGGTGGAATGCGTCGATCACTTGCTTCCAATACCCTTGTTATTGTATCTAACTATGTGAAGTCAATTTATGACGATCGCTGGGATGGAGACATCTTTTATTACACGGGAACGGGCACTAAGGGAGACCAAGACTTTAATTATTCACAAAACAAGACCCTCTACCATTCTAGATCAAATGGCGTTAGAGTTCATCTTTTTGAGGTGCATAAGAATAAAGAGTACCTATATATTGGTGAAGTAGAGTTACAAGCTTCACCATTCATGGAGTTGCAGCCAGATGAAAAAAACAACCTTAGGAAGGCTTGTGTCTTCCCACTGCAGTTGAAAAAAAATAAATCTATACCAGCAATTTTCTACAAGAAATTTCGAGAGTCTCAAGAAAAAAAAGAAAATGATGCTTTTTCACTTGATGATGATGAGTTACTACGCCGTGCTAAAAATGCACGAAAGAAAGCTAGCCGCAGAGTGGTGTTTCAGAATGTATATGGGCGGAACCGCTATGTAGCAGAATATACAAAACGCAGAGCTAAAGGAGTCTGTCACTTATGTGATGAGCCGGCGCCATTTTCTGATGAAAAAGGCAAGCCTTATTTAGAGTGTCATCACATAGATTGGGTTGCTAATGATGGTGATGACACTCTAGAAAATACGGTTGCTCTTTGCCCTAACTGTCATCGAAAAATGCATATTAAAAAAGATCCTAATGATATTAGGTTTTTAAAGGATAAGAATTTAGATTTTTTCTCTAAAAAAATATAGAGGATTTTAATTTTTTAAATTAATCGCATGAATTTAATGATTGCATTTGCCTGTTTTGCTTGAAAAGCAGCATCATCTTGTGCTGAGTGATGGATGCCTTGCCGCTCTACTTTGATGTCCGATCGCAGGTTTTTGAGGGTGCGGTGGTCGCGTTCTTGCCAGAATTTCCAGGGTGTGCCGCGCCCAAGTTGCTGGTAGGCGTGTTTTAGTATGGCTAGGTCGAAGCTGGGGGAGTTGGCCCAGACTTCCAGTTTTGTACCTTCACCGGCTTCGTCCAGCTGGCGCTTGATCCAGAGCTCCAGGTCAAGTAGTACGGCTTCCAGTTCCAGGCCTTCTTCTTCGGCTTGCCTGACTCGCAGGTAGGCTTCAGGGGGTTGTTTGGCCCACCAGTCCAGGGTGTGCTGGCTGGTGGTGCGGTTGTGCTGGGTAGTGGGATCAATCAGCCAGTGAAATTCGTCTCCGAGCTGGGCAGTGGTCGGGTCGAACACTACGGCTCCGATTTCCCAGACCTTGGCTGATGGCTCCAGGTCGAAGGTTTCAAGGTCGATCATGATGCGTAGCAGGTTGCTTTCTGGGTCGTCTGGTTTTGCGGTGTGTTGTGGCATGGCTTCTGCGTCGTCGGTGGCAATTTTCAACATTGGTTTTGCTCCTGTTGGCGCTGGTGGTAGAGGTGTTCGTTGTGTTCACGGCGGGTCATCAGTCGTTGGTTGCTGGTGTGGCTGGGCAGTTGTTTTATCTGGTTGCCCTGGGCCAGCCAGTGTTCTATGTCGGCCTTGAGGCGTTGCCGGATTTGGTGTTTTCTGGGGTTCGGGGTTTCCATTAGCATGGCGAAACTCCATTGGGGTAGATGGTCGTCAGGTGGCGATAGCTGCGTATTGGCTGGGTGAGTTCTTCAGGTATTTCGTAAGTTACTGCCTTTCTATGGTCCAGCGGTGCTCCTGCTTTGGCTTTTCTTCTGAGCTGGGGCAGGGTGAAGCCTTCCATGCCGATCAGGTAGTAAAGGCGTTTGTGGGTGATGCCCAGTTCTTTTGCCATAGCTTTGGGTGATGCTTTGGGGTTTTTCAGCAGCTGGGTGTAGATGGCTTGAGTGTCTGTCATGGGGTGATCTCCTGATGCTTTTGCTTGAGGTTTTCCGCCCATTGGCCAGATTCAATTTCATCCAGCGCCCGGCCTAATCGGGCGAGTGCCTGTTCCTGGTTGGGGGCGGGGTCGTATTCCAGCAGCCAGGTGGTGCCGCTGGGTGGGTCTGCTATGCCGATCTGATAGCCGTTGGGTTCGGTTTTGATCAGTTCGACAAAGCGAAGAGGGTTGTGGCCTGAGTCCTTCCAGTGACAGAATTCAGAAAGGGCCAGGTCGCGGTCTACTTTGTATTCGGTGGGCATGGGGTGGCTCCGGACATAAAAAAACCGGCACGGGGCCGGTTATACAGTTGAAATAGGGGTGGTGTGATGCGAGCAGCTCTTAAGGCACTTTATGAGGGCAGGGAAGTATCAATTGAAGATGCTTTGCATATCAGGAGTGTCACATCTAAATCAAAGTGGGCAAACAAGCGCTTCTATTGTCCTGTGTGCGGGGAAAGAGTGAAGCCGCACGCGGAAGGTAAAGGCAACTACAATCCGGCCCACTTTGAGCACCTAAAGCGAAATCCTGACTGCCCTCATAGTGATGGCAAGGAGCCAGCAGTCACCGGTCGTAAGCCTGAGCTGCTTGATATTGACGACCCCGAAGCCATTGAGGGCTATGAGCAGGACCGTTCCAATACTTTCAAGAGTCGAAATGCTGGTATTGCCAAACAACGGAAGGAGCTTGATAAATTTACTTGCCAGGCTTGTGGCTTTCACATGATGCTTTCCGGTAAAGCGGTGATTGAATGCCACCATCTTAATCCAGTGCACCAGGCTGGTGTTGTCAAGGTGGGGTTATCTGATCTGATTTCACTTTGCCCTACTTGCCACCGCATCGCTCACACGCGTGTTCCTGAGCCACTGAGTGTTGAAGAGATCAAGCTGGCGCGAAAGAAAGCTCTATAAATAGCCTGATTCTGACAGCTAGATTTCTCGCCTTCTCCCCCTTGCCTGCACTCTGGCCACTGGCCTGGGCATGCGCGGCGGGTTGGGTCTTCTCAGTTCGTCGCCGGTGATCATTGGCCCTGCCAGCGCCAGCAGTATGAGTAGCGGTGCGATGATGCCGCGTTTCATGGCTTCGTAAACAGCCTGGGCTGCGTTGCGCACGACAAAGCCTTTGGAGTAGTCGGATAGGCTGTGGTAGGCGCGTATCAGTGTTCGGTTGACTGTGCTGGGCTGGATGCCCTGGTCTTGAGCTATTTCCTTGCTGTTTTTTCCCTGGGCTACGCCCATCAGGCAGATGACTTGCCGTGTGGGCAGCTGGCCGACTTTACCGTTTTTGGCAAAGCCCTGGATGGGGCCGTAGGTGACGTGTTGGTGTCCGTCTGCGGTGATGGGCATGGTGTCCTCCCGTTATTCACGGTAGAAGGTTGGGGGTATGGCGAGCCGGTGGTGTTGCATGAAGCGTTGGCGTTTTCGCCAGAGGTGGTGGCGCTCGGTGTTGTTTTCTGGCCAGCGGTGTTGCTGGCGCGGTGTTTTGATGGGCTGGCCCAGGATTAGGTGGATGGCGTGGTTGATCCAGGGGTTAGGCTGCCGGTGGAAGAGGTGGCGCATCATCGTTGGCCTCCTTTTGGGTTTCCAGGGTGATGAGTGGGGTTTGGCGGTCGCCATCAAGGATGACGTTGAAACCCTGTGAGCGAAGGCTGTCTGCTTCTTCCAGGGTGAGGTCAGGTTTTAGGGATAAGGCTGCAATAGGGTGCATGGTTGTTACCTCCTGCTGGGGTGGTTGAAGGGGTTCTGGTAGAGTGAAGCAATGGCTGTAAATTAGTTTTTGTCTTGCATGAGGGAATCCAATGAGCAGGTCACCAGATTTTGACAAAGCTGATCGTGCGCTTGATGAAGCAAGTCGTGCGCTATCGTCGGAAAGGGAATTCTACGAAAGACTGCCTGCTGGGTTGTCTCCGAAGTATCTGAAGCTGATGGCTGATCTGGCTGGCCTTCAGGAAAGGGCACGAAAGCTTCAGGCTGAATTTCAAAGGAAAGAGTTGCTTTGATTCCCTTTAGCTCCAGGGATTGCTCAAGTTTCATGGGGTTGCCCTGCATTGGATTAACTGGATTATTAAGGAGAAGTTGCTGATGAGATTGATTGCTCAGTTTGAAACAAAAGCAGGCATGTTTTATCTAGGGCGTTCCAGTGATGGCCGCTTTCATCCCATCTACAACAATCAGAGCTTGGGTAGCTATATCAATGCCTACCAGGCTGCTGAAGATTTGGCGCTCAACGTAACCTTTTCAGCGCTTCATGAATCGACAGGGGAGCTGCTTGATACTTCAGCTTTGGGTTTGCCAGCTGACCCAAATGACTGGGAGCGCATCAAGTAAGCGAGGGTTTCAGAATCTTTTAAACTGATCTTCAGTCGAGTGACTTTGTCTTCAGTGTTGAAGGCAATGCCAATGTTGCCTTTATCCGCTGGGGTGACAGTTCTAAGTTCTGCTTGCTTGTATTCTTCGGGGATGCGTTGAAGTGCTGAATTTTCATGGAGCATGTTATTGCCTCCTGTGGTGGCTTAAAAAAGCCCCTGGCCGTTTAGCTCAGGGGCAAGCCTGGTGAACCAGGCGAGGGTGATGATGCCGTGAATGCATCGGTGAAATGCCCTTGTGAAAGACACTTCCCGATGGCCCCTGGTAGCTCCAGGGGCTTTTTCGTATTTGGCCGGTGGCCCGTAACGCAACAGGGCATCGCTGTCTGCCCAGAGAAGCTGGCGCGGGTGGCTGTTCGCCGCCGCTTCTCTACAGCCAAGGTCATCTGCTGTTATGGGTGCCCCGCTGGGGTGTGTTGCGTCCGTCAACAGGCGATGTGGCCTGCTGCCGCCTGGCACTGCCCTGCCAGGTAGGGATCTTGCTTTGTGTAAAGAGCGTTAGCTCTGCATAAATTGCGTATAGCGCAGAACATGATTTGCAATTTACGCAATAAATCAAGTTGCGTCAAGCGCAGAAAGTGAATTTTTTGGCTGGGGATAGGCTAAAGTTTTGGGGGGTGGTCGTGCAGGCACAAAAAAACCGCCCGAAGGCGGCTTGAAGCTACTGGTAATTGAAAATAGATATAGCTTAGTCTTTAATGAAAGGTAGCTACGAAAATACTGTTGCTCAGTCAGTATGGTATCTTAGCAAGGGTGTAGAATTTGATCTGAGTAGACATTGTTTTTGAATATATTAGTTATTGCTTCAATATTTCCTTTATTTATCTCTTTTGAGTCTTTTTCTTTTATTTCTATAACGATTTTAAGCTTGCCGCCGTGGTTTTCATGTAATAGTTTTTTGTCAGCAATAATTTTGTATATCTTTTTGCTTTTTGTTCCAATTGTATACTCTATTGCACCATTTTTTTCGTTTTTTGTTTTTTCTTTTGGGCTTATATATTTGAACTCGATTATTATTTTATCTTCTGTTTGCTCGCTGCGGACTGCGGTAGGGACATCCCAGGGAGAAATCATGAAGGTGACATTTGCATGCCTCTTATCATGGCTTTCCTTTTTTGGTTTGTTTATCTGCTCTTGAAGAACCTTATGCCATTGTTTTTTCATTATGATTTCTCCAGCAGGTGTCCGATTAGAGAAACAGTCAATGTGAAGTTTAGCACTGAATTTTCATCTACGCCATCTGGGCGTCTACTGTCGAGCACTAAGACACCCCAGGGCTCATTTTTTACCATCACTGGAATTGCAGCTATTGATCGTGGCATTTTTCTATCAATATTGATGTAATGATCAATCATTTTTTGATCGCTATAAGTATTGTTTGCATAATCTGCTTTATCATTTTTTTTCATTCGCTTTTTAACAAGCGGTAAATTTGGTACTATCACTGAGTTTACATTTGCCCATGCTTTGCCGGCAACGCCTTCACATTCATCACTGCTGTCAGGAACTAAGAAAGAAGTTTTTGTTTTTTGTGACTGATGCCCTGAGCGTAGCACCGGAACTAAAAAATCAGATCTAAAATGATGTGCCCACTCTTTGGAGAAGAAAGATATGCAATTCCATCTTTTACAAAACCAACATTTTTCTTTAAATTTGAAAAGAGTTACTCTGTGATGATCTTGTGAGTCGTTTTCGTCATTGTTGAATGCCCTGTCTTGATACTCATCAAGAATAAATTTTATTTTTCCCCATATCCACGGGTCGCCATGTAATCTTCCTATGACTCCTAGCGTTATGAGTAAGAGCCCTAATGCGTATGCAATGATCCCAAATTCTTGAGCTTTTTCAATTACATGGGTTGCAATAGGTCTGTTTGATAAAAACGGCTGAGATAAGTTTATTGCATATATTGAACTTGTCGTTGCAATTGCTATGTATCCGGCAGTCTCTGATAGCTTTGTTGCCTTGTAAAGTAGGTTTCGTTTGCTGCTATACTTTTTCATTGCTAAACCACTTCCACTTTATAGCTTACTACCCCGCAAATAGTGGCATTACCGTTGATTGGTATGATCCTGTTCGGCCAGCTGGGGTTGAGGGCTTTCAGGTATTTTTGCCCGCCTTCAATGACCAGTTGCTTGAAGGTGGCTTCAGTGTGGTCTTCCAGTCTGACGACAACCAGGCTGCCATTGTTGGCGTGCCTTTCTGGGTCAACAAAAATTAGGTCGCCTTCCTTGAAAGAGCGCTGGCCGGAAGGGTCGTACATGGATTCACCCGCCACGCGAAGCACAAAGGTGTTGGGGCTGTGAGGGCCGGGGCAGGGGAGCCACTCTTCTGCGACACCTGGTGAATATATATCGACAATTTCTGACCATTCGCCTGCTTGTACCCAAGAGATCACGGGGCAATATCCTTTTATGTCCGGTCCGGGAGTTACATTGGCTTCGCTTGGCAGGTTGGCTGCCTGGCTGAGCAGATCGTCTATAGAGATACCGAAGGCACGTAGAATGCCGTCCAGCACTTCATTGCTGGCACCCTGTTTGTTGGTTTCTATCCGCGACAGGTTGCCGGTGTCTATATCGACACCCAGATTGTGCAGCTCATCAGCCATTTGCTGAAGCGTCCACTTGCGAGACTTTCTTGCTGCTCTGATTAGGTTTCCGTAGTTCATATCCGAATCTTCATCCTTTTCTGCAAATAGCGCAAAGCGTGATGCGCAAATTCTGCTTGCAATAAATATGCGTAATGCGCAGAATTGTAGGCAGCACAAATTAGCCAGAAGGTGAAGAAGCATGTCTCCACTCAAAAAGGCCAGGGTCAACCGCGGTTGGAAGCTGGCAGATGTAGTTCAGCGTCTCCGGGCTGCTGGTGAATCAATCGATACCGGCAACCTTTCAAGAATTGAGCGTGGACTTCAGCGGCCCTCAACTTCTTTAGCTGAAAGTCTTTGCTTTGTTTTTGAAGGTGATCTCAACGAAATCCATGTGCTTTACCCCGAGCGGTTTATTCGTGCTGAAGCAGATAGCTCTGCCGCCTGATGTTTTCAGTATCGCCCTGGTTGGGCTTTTCCGACAGACACCAGCAGCCCCTGACAATTTATACAGGTGATTTATGAGCCACGAGAAAACCGCTACCCAGCCCATTTTAGATCGCCACGCGGTGCTGGCGCTGGTGACTGCTGAGTACATGGCAACCGGGGAGCCGGTCACGCCCACGCAGGCTTATGAAATGTGCAATGCGACCCAGTGGGCTAGGCCGGGGCTAAAGGCTGTGCTGACTGACTTGGTGCGGGATGGCCTGTTGCTGATGGAAGGGTTGGGTTGGATGCCTTGCGAGGGTGCAAAGCAGGCTTACCAGCGAGTTTTTGAAGACGAAAAAAAGCGCCTGGGTAGTGACCGGGCGCTGAAAGATGCAAGTACGCTATAGGGGCTGTAATTATGTACAGTATTGAATGGTTTTTCAAGTTTGGGGGTCGCCTATGAGCTGGGAAGCGACAGCCTGGGCCAGACGCGCCATGAAAAAGCTGGGATCGGAAGTGAAGCCGGTTCATCGCCTGTTATTGGTTCTGCTGGGGGATACGGCGGATCAGGAGGGGGTGAGCTGGCCTTCAGTGAAGACCCTGGCGAGTGAGTGCGGTTGTTCTGAACGCAGCATTCAGCGAAACATCGACAAGCTTGTGAGTCTCGGCCTGATAGAAAAGTTGGAAAGACGTTCTATGACCGGTCGCCAGCAAAGCAATTTATACCGTTTAAATCTGGATGCAAATCTGGCTGAAATGATGGTACCAGGGGAGGGTGACAATTCTTCGCCCCTACCCCGACAAAATGACACCCCTTATCCGGCCCCATGCGAGGGTGACAATTTGACACCCATAGGGGTGACAAAATGTCTGGGGGAGGGTGACAAAGCTGTGTCACCCCTTGAACAACCATGTGAACCTACTACTCACTCTCTCACAGCGTCCACACAAGATTTTTCGCCACAGCCGGAACCACCTCCGGCACCGCCACCCCGATCCGCGAATCTTGAAACCCAGCCGATGACTCCGGACTGGGAGCCACAGGTTTCGACCCTGGTTCCTGCTCTGGCCCGTTCGGCCATTCCGATTCCGGTGGCTGAAGCGCTGGCGCAAGACCCTGAGCTGGTCAACGCCTTTCGCAATCACCAGCTGGCGAACCCTGGGCGGGAATATTCCCCGACCGGCTGGACGACCCGATTAGCCACCTGGTTGCAACGCGATTGGCAGCGACTGGGCAGGCCTTTGACGATCACCGATTACCAAACCGCACGAGGATTTAACCATGCAGCAGGCAGCCGCACTAGCAACCGGGATGAAGTTCATGCAGCCGTCGGTAACTGGCAGGACACCAGCTGGGCAGACGGGCTCTACTGAGCGGCCTGATCCGGCGGTTGCTGAGCAGGTCACTCAGGCGATTGGTCAGGTTTTTGCCTTGCTCCAGCGCTTGTACCCCCGCACCTGGGACACCGGCTGGAAGTCGGCTCAGGAGGTGACCGAGAGCAAGCGCACCCTGTTCAAATTGCTGGCCAAGAGCGCCCCACCCAGCCCCGCGTGTTTTCAGCGACTGGAGGCGTTCATTGCTGAGCGAGGTGGTGATTTCCCGCCTTCGCTGCCGGACATTGCCCGTGTTTTGAAGCCCCAGCCGGAAGATCTGGGTTTTGCTTCGCCTGAGTCAGCCTGGCTGACAGTCTGTAACAACAGCCACCAGCACCAGGTGATCCGCTGCCCTGCGATTCGAGCAGCTGTCGGTAACCGTTGGCATGCAATTCGGAACGCTACCAGCCGTGTTGACATTGCTCGGGAGTACAAGGCATTTCAGGCCAGCTATGAGGCGGTGATTAACCGGGCTCTGATGGGTGAGGACATTACCCCGCGCCAGCTGCTGGAAGACCAGAGCCGGAAATTACAAAGCAAGGGTCGGCCTACGGATTCGCTGATAGATCGATTGGTTCAGCAGCGCCAGCAGGAACGCCAGAGGGCGTCGGGGTAGGTGAGCCATGCAGACCTTGAGCACCTGGTTTCGTCAATCCACGGCTTTGCAGGAAGCCGGTGATGCCTGGTACCAGCACTACAGCCAGTGCACTGAATGCCAGTTGCACCACACGAAACTGATCAAGGCTTACCCCAACCCCTGCCGGATCGGGGCCGAATTGAACCAGCGTTACAACCAGGCAGTGGCCCAGGCTGCTGCGGATTATGAGAACGGAGGACGTTATGCCAGTCATGACCAGCAATGAAATCAAACGCCATAACCTGGACGAACATGAGTTCAGCGGCAAGCTGATGGGCCAGCAGCGGGAAGTGCTCTTGTGTGTGCAGGGTGCCGGGAAGCTGACCCGCAACCAGGTGAGTGAAATCACAGGCATTCGCCTGACCTCGGTTTGTGGCCGCGCTAAAACGCTGCTGGATAACGGACTGCTGACCGTAGGTGAAAGCATCCAGTGCCCGGTTACCGGCAAGCATGTGGGCGCCCTGGAATGCACTGATCTGGGTAAGGCAGCGGCCAAAGCATTGATCGAACAGAAACAACAGGAAGCGGCATGAGCAGCTGGGTGATTGGTATTGATCCTGATGCTGTGAAGTCAGGCATCGGGATTTTCAAAGACGGGGAGCTGGTGGAGCTGAAGATGTGGAGCTTTGCTGAGCTGCTGTTCCAGATGGAAAGCCTTGAAAGCCGCCAGGGAACAGTGGTGGTTCTGGAGGATGTGGAAGCAATCAGGCCTACCTTCAAGCGCGGCAAGACGAATCAGGCCGCTATGCAGAAGATCAGCCAGAACGTGGGGCAGGTAAAGCAAACAGCGAGGCTGATAAAGGAAATGGCCGAGTACCACGGCGTGAAGGTGGTGATGCAAAGGCCGCTGACTGGCTGGTTTAAGAAGGCCAAGGAAGATGCTGCCCTGTTCAACAAGCTGACTGGCTGGACTGGACGCAGTAACGCAGACAATCGGGATGGCGCAATGCTGGCGCTGCATTACATTCGTGGGCAAAAACAAAGGGCTAGCTGATGTCGTACACCCGCCTGAAGATCAACGCCTTTCGCACGGACTGGCCTGAAGAGCGACAGCAAGCGGCTTTGCAGGAATATGCCGAAGAGCTGGTGCGCCTGTATGTGGATTACCTGCTGGGTTATCACGCACCTGGATGGGCTCCGGTGTCATTTATGTTTGCCGGTGTACTTCCAGGGGGAGGCGGATCAGGTGAAGAAGATCCCAGTATGGTAGCCGCAAGAATGTACCGCGAAATCACCCGAGCAGAGCGCGACGCCCTTTACTACATAGGCCAACTCAAACCCCGAACCCAAATAGCGCTACTGATTGACAGCTACAGCCAACGCGGACACCAGGGCCGGAACCGCCTGAGCAGAGATAAAGTATGCCAGCCGGACGTATGGCGAAAACTGGCCAGTGAGCTGAGCCTGACCCGCATCCACCACCAGCAGCCGGGGTTGATAGAGGCTATGGACAAAAAGGCCCTAGCTAACAGGGTGGCAAGAGGCAAGCAAAAGCTGGCGCAAGTGATCGCTGCCAAAGAAAAAGAGGCAGCATAAAAAAAGTTTTAAAAAAGTCTTGCGTTAGGAGCCTAACAGGTCTAATATTAAACACATGGAGGCAACGCAGCCCCTACCGGCCAGGCGGAACCTGGAATAAGAGGAGAAACATCATGATTGAAGCCAACACTTTTGCCGAAGCTTGCTACAACCAAAACAGTCTCGATGAGTTGCTGGAGGCTTATTTCGATGCCGAAGCCGACCAGTCAGATTGTGAGTCTTGGGGTATTGATGAGCAGAAATGGATGGACTCTATAGAAAAAGCCATGGGCGAAAAAATGCGTGAGTTCTTTTGCGAAAACAACAACTCAAAAATTCATAGCATGATAAACAGTTGGGCAAAAAAGCCTGAGGGCTATTTGTCCATTGATGAGGAAGGTGACATCGTATCACCAAGCGGCGCAGCTATGACGATTGGCCAGACTGCCGGTTTCTTTAAGAAAACAGAAGCTCATAAGAAAGCATGAGTAAGCTGTTTATCGAAGTCAGCCCAGCGGATAAAGGCCGCTGGGTTGCCTGCGCAGCCAGAGAGGGCAAAACCCTACAGGAATGGGTGACGCAGCTGCTAAATGCTGAGGCCAGCCGCAACCCACCGCCGCCACCCAAATGGATGCGAGAAGCCGGTTTCAGCAATCGCTTGGCAACTGCCCTTCTTAGGGCCGGCTATCATGATTCCGATGTTTTGTCAGGCAGCCTGAGACAAGAGCCGGACGACTATTGGTATCAGCATCAGGATTTCGGGCCAAGATGCCTGAGGGAGTTGAAAGAAAAATGGCCAGTGTAGCGGATCGAGTACAGAAGCATAATGAGAGCCTAAAGGCCCAAGGGGGCAGGATCATCCATAAGCTGCGACTGAAGCCGGAAGCTGCCGCAGCACTGGCTTGCCTGGAGGCGGAAGATGGGCGATCAGCGACCCAGATCATCAATGAATTGCTGATCAAAAACACAGGCTGTTAATTTAAACACCACTAGATGTTGTGTTTTTGAGTTCTTCGCGCTACCATAAGCGTATTGTGACCAATTCTATCTAAGCCCTGCCACCCTTCGGTGTCGGGGCTTTTTTATGCCCGTCTGAAGGTGTTCCCATGACTGAAATCCTTGTTGTTTCGACAGCCCACACGCTGGCGCTGGCGCTCTTTGCCGTGCTTCTGGTGTGGGCTACTCTGCGTTTTCTTGACCGGATTACCGGTACACCCTTCTCTGAGATCAAAGAGGTGATTTATGCAGATCCGAAAGCTGCTGCTCTTTATAACGGCATGCGTTTTCTGGGTGCCTGCTTGCTTATCGGCCTCGCCCTTTGATCGGTACGACCCTTACATAGAACAGTCCATGAAGCGCTGGATGCCGGGTACCGATTGGCAGTTGCTTTGGGGGCTGATTCGGCAGGAGTCCAGTTTCAACCCAAAGGCAGTTTCACCGGTGGGAGCTGAAGGGTTAACTCAGTTTATGCCTGGCACTTGGGCTGATGTGAGTCGCCAGTTGGGTATGGCCAATGCAAACCCCAGAATGGTAAGGCCCAGCATTGAAGCCGGTGCGTTTTATCTGGGTCGACTACGCAATAACTGGCACAGCCCGCGCCCGGAGAAGGACCGGCTGCAACTGGCACTGGCCAGCTACAACGCTGGCCTGGGTAATCTGCTCTCAGCGCAACGCGCATGTGACATGCCGGTACTTTACCCGGAGATAGCTGCATGCCTACCCCAGATCACTGGTCATCACTCATCCGAGACACTGCATTACGTGCCAGCGGTCTGGCGTTATTACATCAAGAAGCGACTGGGTGCCCTATGAAGCTCAAGGCGGCTGCGGTTGGTTCAGTCCTCATCATTATGGGCATGGGCTACCTCTGGTATGAAGCCAGCCTGGCCCAGCTTGAAACCCAACTGGCCCGCACTGAAGCGAACCTGACGGTTGAACAAGAGGCGGTTAGCCAGCTGGGCAGTCTGGTTGTTCGTAAGCAAGAGCAGCTAGATAGATCTAAAAAGCAGCTGGCGCAAATGATTCAGGCTCGCAATGCAGCTGAGGCCAGGTTCCAGGCTATTGAGGTGGTCCATGCCCAAACACTTGAAAATCTTAAGCAACTTCAAAAGCAGGATCAGGAGCTGGATGACTGGTCTGCTGATCCTGTTCCTGTCAGTGCTGATGACTGGGTGCGCAACCTCATCACCCCAGCCACGGGTAGTGATTGAAAACCAAGAGGTTTTGCCACCGGCATTGCCTGATCACTTGTTGGAACCTTTGAATCATCCTGACTTGCCACCCACAACACTGACCCAGGGCGACTTGCTGAAGCTAATTGCCGAATACCACCGGCTGGTGGAAACAGCCAACTCACAACGCACGGAAGTTAAAGACCTGTGGCCGAAAAAATGACGATCAAATCAGCAACTGAGCGCCATATCCAGACGGTGGCGGTCTTTATCATTACCGGCGTACTGGGCTGGGTGGGCTTTTCTTTGAACAGCCTGATCGAACACCAGGCGCGTGTGGATGAGCGTATCAGCTACATGACTTCTCAGATCATCCATCTGCAGGAGCAGCTTAGCAACCAGATTAGCCGCAGGGAGCTGGATTCAGAGCTGAGCCATATCCACCGAGAAATTCAGCGGCTGGATAACAGGGTAGAGCAGCTGGAACGCAGGGAGCGAGATTAGAAAAGCAAAAGACGGGCGACTGCTGGTGTTGGCGCACCAGCAGCCCTCAAGAAGTGGTAATGGTTCATGGGGCCACTTCTCAAGCAAGGCCCGCCACCTCGTGCACGAAGTAGGCGGATATTATCATACTGATTGGATATACAGTACCCATGACCGCAAAACCTATCGTCCCCTGGATTGGGGGCAAGCGCCGTTTGGCAAAGCATATTCTTCCACGACTTCCTGAGCACAGCTGTTACGTAGAGCCCTTCTGCGGTGCGGCTGCACTCTTCTTCATGAAGGAACCGGTGAAGTCGGAGATCCTTAATGACATTAACGGTGAGTTAGTAAACCTCTACCGGGTTGTGAAGCACCACCTTGAGGAGCTCTACAGCCAGTTCAAGTGGACGCTGGTTAGTCGCCAGAACTGGGAGTGGCTGCAGAGCATGCCGCCTGAAGCCTTGACCGACATACAAAGAGCCAGCCGCTTCCTGTATCTGCAAAAGCTGGCCTTTGGTGGAAAGGTAGATGGGCAGAGCTTCGGAACGGATACCACTTCCCGGCCTCGGTTTAACCTGTTCAGCCTGGAGAATGATCTGGCTGAAGCTCACTTCAGGTTGACCAATGCAACAGTGGAGAATCTGCCCTGGCAAAAGGTGCTTCAGAAATACGATCGCCCCCACACCTTGTTCTATTGTGACCCGCCGTACTGGCAGACCGAAGGCTACGGTGTGGACTTCGGCTTTGAGCAGTATGAAGAGCTGGCCGATTTGATGAGAGGGTTAAAGGGCAACCTGGTGCTAAGCATTAATGACCACCCGGATATTCGCCAGGTCTTTAGAGAGTTTCCGATGATGCAGCTGAGTGCAACCTACACGGTTGGTGGTAGCTCGAAGGCAGCCAGGCGTGGTGAGCTGTTGATCGCAAGCCACGGTGTGGATTTGTAAAAAAAATCGCGGGTCCTTCCGGAGCTCACGGGCCTGCCACGGGGGCGTGGAACTCGCGGATAAACAGAAATTTTCGGGTTTTCATATGCTCCACCACAGGTGGGCAGATTTCTAGGAGTGACGCGGGATAGAGACCTGTGCGACTTGTACATTTCGGGCTTAAAGAATATGGCAGACGTGAGCAGGTTAGAGGATGCGTTTAACTGGTCAGTCAGCCAGATTGCCAGAGCTTTTGAGATGGATAGGCGCACTGTCACAAAGCGCTTGATGGATGCCGGTGTTATTCCTTCTGGAGAAAAGCGTGGTCACCCGGTCTACCGGTTGAAGGATGCTGGCTTTGCTTTGTGGGGTGTTTCTAAATCAGCTTCAGATGGAGCGGTTAACGACCCAGACGACTTTGAACCCAATGACCGGAAAGCCTGGTACCAGTCGGAGAATGAGCGGGTAAAGCTGGAAAAGGAAATGCGGCTTCTGGTCCCGATTGAGGAAGTGCATCGGGAAATGAGCAGTCTGGCCAAGGCGCTGGACAACTATCTGGAAACCTTGCCTGATTTGTTGGAGCGCGACGCAGGCTTGCCGCCTGAAGCTATCCAACAGGTTGAGAGCATCACCGACCAGCTGCGTGATCAGATGTTCCAGGCGATTATTGCGGACGAACCTGAAGATGAGTAGTTACGGCAGCGCAGCAGCGATCAAGCGTGATGTGGCTGAAATCATCCGGCCCAAGCGCCGCATTCAGGCCAGCCAGGCAGCAGCGGAAGTAATGAAGGTTGTCGGTGGTGATGGGTCTGTTCGCGACTGGGATGCCAAGGCCACACCCTACATGGTAGAGCCGTTGGACTGCATGGGCTCTCGGCTGTATGACGCGGTGATCTTTGTTGGCCCCGCTCGGACAGGCAAAACCAATGCGCTGGTGGATGGCTTTGTTGCCTACAAGATTGAATACCACCCAGCAGACGGCCTTATTGTTCAGATCTCCGAAGAGAAAGCGCGGGAATTCAGCAAGAAGCGCATTGACCGGATGCTGGAAAAATCCCCGCTGCTCCGGAACCGGCTCAGCCCTCGGGGCCATGACAACAACGTCCACGACAAAACCTTTCGTGCCGGCAACTACCTGGGCATCAAATGGCCCTCCAAGAACGTGCTGGCCAGCTCGGACTTTCAGTTCGTACTGCTGACCGACTTTGACCGCTTGCCGGACAACATCGATGGCGAAGGTGACCCCTTCACTCTGGCCAGCAAACGGACGCAGACCTTTGGCAGCACCGGCATGACCATGGCTGAATCCTCACCGGGTCGGGAAATCACCGACCTGGACTGGGAAAGGCCCGAAGACCAGCCGCATGTGGCACCACCCACTACCGGTATTCTTGACCTCTATAACGCAGGTGATCGCCGCCGCTGGTACTGGCAATGCCCCGAAACCGGCTGTCGGGAATGGTTCATGCCCAACAAGGAAAACTTCAACCTGGATTCGGCGCGAGTATTTTGCCCGCATTGTGGTACCGAAATCAGCCCCACGGCCAAGCGTGATCTCAACATCAAGGGTCGCTGGGTAGCCGAAGGCCAGCGCCTGACGCAACATGGCGAACTGGAAGGAACAGCCAGAAGCACCCGCATTGCTAGTTTCTGGATGGAAGGCCCTGCAGCGGCTTATCAAACCTGGCAATCACTGGTCGATAAACTCAAGCGAGCTGAAGAAACCTACCAGCAGACCGGCAGCCAGGAAACTCTGAAAACGGTCATCAACACCGACTGGGGCAGGGCCTACGCCTACCAGCGCTCGGAAAAGACCCGTAGCCCCCAGCGCCTGATGGATCGTGCTGAACAAGTCCAGCGCCGCACTATTCCCGAAGGGGTGCGCTTTCTGACGGCTTCGGTGGACGTGCAGGGCGGCAAGGATCGACGCTTTGTTGTGCAGATTCACGGCTGGGGCAGGAATCGAGAAATGTGGGTCGTGGATCGCTTCAACATCAAAGAAGACCGAGGCCCGAACAACGACCAGCCACCCAGACCCATCAGCCCGGCAACCCAGCCGGAAGACTGGCAACTGCTGACCCGCGATGTCCTCAAACGCAGCTACAAGCTAGCCGATGGCAGCGGACGCAGAATGCCGGTGCTGGCCCTGGGCATAGATACCGGCGGGGAAGGGGACGGGGAAGAAAGCGTCACCAGTCAGGCCTACGACTACTACCGCAGCCTGATACCCGAAGGCCTGCAAGGCCGCGTTTATCTCTTCAAGGGTGGCAGCAGCAAAACCGCCAACCGAGTGCGCAAAACCTGGCCAGACAACACCAAACGCAAAAACCGCAAGAGCAGCGCCCGAGGTGATGTGCCCCTCTACATTCTGGGTACCAACCTACTCAAGGATCAAGTTGCCGCCATGATCGACCGGGACAACCCCGGCTCTGGCTACATGCACACCCCGGCATGGCTGGGGCGCTGGTGGTTTGAAGAACTGACCTATGAAATCCGAGACCCAGCCACCGGAAAATGGGAAAGGCCCGGCAAAAAGCCCAATGAAGCTTTTGACCTCTGCGTCTACAACCTGGCGCTTTTTATCCTGCTCAAGGCCGAGAACATCAACTGGGACGCACCACCGCCATGGGCTGAAGACTGGGATAAAAACCTGCTGGTGTTTGATCCGGAAAAGCAGAGCGACCCCACTGGGGTGCCGGTTAGAGCCACACGGCAAAAAAGAAAGCGAAAGACTGTAAAGGCAAGGGTTTAGGGAGAAGCGCCCCACAGTAGAGCGGGGTGCTTCTTTGCTACTGATTAATCCTTGTTGCTGTGGAACATTTCGTAAAAGCTGACATCGCCAACAAAAGCAAGGATCAGAAGTGCAAAAGCGACAACTCCAAAAAGGATTCCATGTTTCATTTTTTCACCTATAGGTTGGTTGAAATTTAGGTGTTAGGACGTCCCTAACCTTTATTTTTTTGCCACAGTTCCCTGATACGTCAACGGGGTTTCGGAAAGCTATTTTGTATTTTTTTGTAAATCAAACAGCCCGCCAAGTGTGGGCTTTTTTATGGGCGAGGTTTATGAAATACACCCAAGAAGATCTAAACCGACTGAATCAGGCTCGGATCGATCTGGCCACCGGCCAGAATGTGACCCAGGTTCGACACAGCAACGGAAAGACCCTGACGTTCAATCCAGCCAACCGCGACCTTCTGGAACGAATGATCGCAGAGGCTAAACGGAGTCTTTTTCCAAAGCGCAGACGCACTCGCACCCGTCAGGTGTTTACCTCCAAAGGTCTTTAACCCATGCCGAAGATCAGCAAGCCCCGCATCCGTCTGGAGCATAGGGGCGGCCAGCTCGTGCCCAAAAACATCCGCGCCTCAGCCTACGAAGGCGGCTCTAACCGCAAGCGCATGGGTGGGAAGGGTATGTCGGTTGCTGGCCCAAATACCGGTATCTCACAAAGCCTGGGCGCACTGCAAAAGCGCAGCCGTAATGCCGTGCGCAACAATGCCTACGCCACCGGAGCCAAGGAAACCTATGTCTCCAACCTGGTGGGCACCGGTATTCGGCCCCAGTGGCAGAACAAGGAAATTCAGGAGCTTTGGGAAACCTGGGTGCAAGAGTGCGATGCCGATGGCGTGAACTGCTTCTACGGACTGCAAGGCCTGGCAGCGGGTGCCCAGTTTGAAGCGGGGGAGGTGCTGGGTCGATTCCGTTACCGGCGCACCAGCGATGGTTTATCCGTGCCCTTGCAGCTGCAACTGATCGAATCCGAACACCTGGACCCCACCTACTCAGCAGTGACTGACCGGCAGCTGATCAAGATGGGCATTGAATTCAACGCCATTGGAAAACGCTCTGCGTATTGGCTCTGGCAGCACCATCCCCATGAATACCTGGCTCAACAGACTAACCGCCGCAAACGAGTACCGGCTGATGATGTGATCCACCTGTATCGCCGCACCCGCCCTGGCCAGATACGTGGTGTGCCGGAGCTATCCAGTGTCATCGTGCGCCTGTATGAAATTGATGAAATGCAGGATGCCCTGCTGGCGCGTCAGAAACTGGCCCAGCTTTTCGCAGCCTTTATCAAGCGCAAGCCTGACCATGACCCTGAAGACGAAGGGCCTCACTTTGGCCTACCTGCTGACCCCTATGGCGAAAGTGACGACGAAGGCCTGACTGAATTTGTACCTGGTGCTCTGCACTACCTGGAAGATGGCGAAGAAGTACAGTTCAGCGATCCACCTGACATCGGCAGCCACTACAGCGACTGGCTGCGCACTGAACTGCTGGCCGTAGCCAGAGGGGCGGGCATCACCTACGAACAACTGACCAACGACCTGAAAGGCGTCAACTACAGCTCCATTCGTGCCGGACTGCTGGAATTCCGCCGCCGTGCCGAAGCCCTGCAAGCCCACCTGATCGTACACCAGTGGTGCCGGAAGATTGCCGCCAAATGGCTGGATGTTGCCGTAGTCAGCGGCTCCATCAACCTGCCGGACTACTGGACCAACCGCAAAAAATACCTAGCGATTGACTGGATCGCTCCCAAATGGGCCTGGGTCGACCCGCTGAAAGAAGTCACCGCAGACCTGCTGGAAGTTCGCGCTGGGTTTATCCCCCGCTCAGAAGCAGCAGGGCAGCGCGGCTGGAGCCTGGAGCAACTGGATGAAGAAATCCAAAAGAGCAACCAGAGCGCCGACGACCACGGCCTGATACTGGATTCAGACCCGCGCATCACCCAGAAAAACGGGGCTTTGCAAAAAGCCATCGACATCCTGAACAACGAAGAGGAAGAAGAAAATGCCTCAACCTAAACACTGGCTCAAAGTCCAGGCCAAGGCCAAGCAGCCCCGCAAGGCCCTGGTCACTATTGATGGCGAGATTGGAGGCAGCTGGTGGGATGACACCGCTGTTGCCAGCTCCGAATTCATGAACGCCCTCAAAGCCCTGGGCCAGCTGGATGATATTGAAATCGACCTGAACAGCCCCGGTGGCAGCGTGACCGATGGCCTGACCATTGCCAACTACCTGCGTGCCCATCCAGCCAAGGTGACCGTCAATGTACTGGGGCAGGCCTCCAGCATTGCCAGCGTCATCACCTCCGCTGCTGATCAGGTCAACATGAGCCTGGGCACCTTCGGCCTGATCCACTACCCCTGGACCTTTGCCATGGGCAATGCCAACCAATTCCGTGAACTGGCCGACAACCTGGACACCATCAGCGACGGCATCATGGGCTGCTACCTGGCCAAGTGTGGTGAAGACAAAAAAGCCCGCCTCGAAGAAATCATCGAAGGCCCCAGCGGTGAAGGCACTCTGCTTTCAGCAGAAGAATGGCTGGAACTGGGCTTGGCTGACAACCTGCAAAACGAAGTCAAGGCCGCAGCCAGCACCGCACCGCAAGACCTGTTCCGCGCCATGCAGCGGGCACAGCAACAAGCCCAGAAGCAATCCGCAAAACCCCAACCACCTCAAGCAAAGCAGGAAAATCCTATGACTCTTGAAGAACTCAAAGCCAAACATCCCGAACTGGTTCAAGCCCTGACCGATGAAATCAAGGCCCAGAACCCCCAGGGCACCCTGGAAGTTGGCGCCCTGACTCTGGACACCCTGAAAGCTCAGCACCCTGAGCTGGTAGCCAGCATCCAGAAAGAAGGGCCGGATGCCAAGGCAGCCGTAGAAGCAGAGCGCACCCGCGTGACCGAAATCATGAAGGCCTGCACCACCTACAACCAGCCGCAAATGGCCGAAAAACTGATTGCCAACGGCACCGACAAACAAATGGCGGCTGACCTGCTTTCGGTCTTTGCCTCCAATGCCAGCGACCAAAACGGCATCGTCACTGCCCACAGTGCCGACAACGACCCCCAGAACGCCAGTGATGCCAACCGTATTCTAGCTAACTACCGCTCGGTTACCGGCACCAAAACCCAAACCGCCTGAGAACAGGCATTACCTGAAAACCCAAGAAGCAGGAGGGCATGCTAATGCCACAACTCAACACCACTCAGGCCGGTATTGCCGCCTACGAAAACACCACCAGCTTTACCGACGAACCCCTGTTCACCGGCGAGCGACAGCAACACACCGACAAGGGCACCTTCGCCGCCGAACAGGATCTGCCTGCTCATACCGTGCTGGCGCGTGATGCCTCCGGCAACCTGGTACCGGCAGAGCACGGCGGTGAAGGCACCCTGGGCACCCCGGTTGCTATCTCCATGGTCGCCGTCAAAACCGGTGAAGCCGAAACCGCTGACGCACCCTGCTACTGGGGCGGCTGCTTCAACCCCAATCGCCTCTACTGGCATGAAAGCTATGACGATCTGGACAAAAAATTGGCTGCCTTCGGTGAAGCCTCCACCAGCAACATTGCCATCAAGGCTATGCGCTAACCCCTGAATTTCCCTCAAAACCCCATTGAATTGGTGTACTGCCAGCAGTACGCCCAGGAGACCCTCATGCCTGAACTTTACGATACCCATACCCTGCTGCAAGTGCAGGAACACCTGGACCCCATGCCCAGCTTCTGGCTGAACATGGCCTTTGCTGAAGAAATGCGTTTTCCCTCGGAATGGATTGATCTGGAAAAAATCCAGGGCAACCGCACCTTGGCACCGCTGGTCATTCCCACGGCTGAAGGCGTGCCCATCTACAAGCGCGCCGCTGAAGCCAGCCGCTTCCGTGCTGCCTACATGAAGCCCAAGGACATGGTAACGCCAGATCGCTCCATCAAGCGTCGCCCCGGCGAAGCCCTTGGTGGATCAGCCACTCAAGAGCAGCGTGAAGACGCCATCGTTGCAGACATCCTCGCAACCCATCGCTCCGCGATTGAGCGCAGCTGGGAAGTCATGGCTGCCCGCGCTGTCATCGATGGCAAAATCAAGCTGAAGGGCGAAGACTACCCAGAAACCCTAGTGGACTTCCAGCGCGACCCCAACCACAACGTCACCTTGCTGGGCTCTGAACAGTGGAGTGATGAAAATGCCAATATTCCAAGTCAGCTCACTTCCTGGCGTGGCACCACCCGCCGTGCCAAGTTCGGCGGCCCCACCAACAACCTGGTATTGGGCAAAGAAGCAACTGAACACTTCCTGCGCAACAAGGAAGTGCGCAAGCTGCTGGATACCCAGGTGCGCGGCACCGAAGGCAACAGCTTCAACATCGGTGTGCGCGAAGGCGAAGAAGTGGAATTCCTGGGCCGTTTTGATGGCGGCTTAGCGGTCTGGTCCTACTCCGGCTACTACGAAGAACAGGACGGCAGCCAGCAAGAAATCCTGCACCCTGAAGAAGTGGTACTGGTTGGCCCTGGCATCCGTGGGGTGCGCTGTTTCGGTGCCATCATGGATCGCAAGGCCGGTTACCAGCCTGCCAGCATGTTCCCGAAAATGTGGGAACAAGAAGACCCCGCAGGCCTGTGGATCATGACCCAATCAGCCCCGCTAATGGTGCCCATGCGCCCCAACTGCTCGCTGAAAGCGCGGGTGCTTTAATCCGCTGAGCCACACAGGTAGCCGGTCTATCCGGCTGCCTGCTCCACCTTCCACCGAGGAACACAACCATGCCCAAAGCCATTGCCATTACCGCCATCCAGAAACCAGAACAGAAAATCCCTGCTGGCGCAGAGTTTGAAGCCAGTCAGGAAGAAATTGACAGCCTGATTGCCAAAGGCGCTGCCAAGCTACCCACTACAAAAACCGCCGCGCCTGAACAGGACGACCAGAAACCAACTGGCAAACAACCCGGCAAAACAGGCGCTGCAGGTAGTAAATAATGGACTTCAGCCAGTTTGAGGCCCAACTGAACCAGGAGGTCTTTGACCGCCTGGGCGAAACAGCAGAAATTATCGTTGAAGACGCAGACCCCCAGCCTTGCAGGGTTGAAATCACGGAAGACATGGCCGTCAGGGATGACAACGGCTTTATCAAGGAAACCCGCTGCGAAATCGGTCTGCCGGTCGAGCTGGAGCCAAAGCGCGGCCTGGTTCTGCGCATTATCTCGAACGGTAAGCACTGGCGACTTCACCAACTGCTCAGCAATGACGGTTACGAATCCAGATGGGTAGCCCTGCCTTATGACTAATGCCAACCAACAACTGAAAGACAGTGCCCGTGAACTGCGGGTCTTGGACAAAAGAAGCGACCAGGCCGCATCCCGCGCACTCAACCGCGCCATTCAACAGGCACGCACAGCAGCTAATCGTGATATTCGAGACGGCCTGAAGCTCAAATCCAGCTACCTGAACCAGCAACTTCGGATTGCCAAAAAGGCCAACTCCAACGACCTGGAGGCCGTGCTCTCCACCCGCAAGCGTGGCGTACTCATGACCCGCTACCCGCACCGAGAGCTACAAAGCGGCGGTGTCAGCGTCAACATCCGGGGTGTGCGCGTCAAGATGCCCGGCGCCTTCCTGATGCGTTTTGCCAATGGCCGCACCGGCATCATGGTGCGTGTTGCCTCTGCAGCAGGGAAATCCAAAAACGGCGAAGGTCGCAGCAAAGGCCTGGAAACCCTCTACTCACCGTCACCCAGCCAGGCCTTCAGCACCGTTATGCCTGATGTGAAAACCCTGGCAGCAGCTCGCGTGATTGGTGAATACGAACGACTGATGAGGTTAAAAGCCGCATGAACGCACCTGCCGTACAAGCCCTGAAAGCCATTCAGGAAAAACTGAAGGAAATCAGCACCGCCAACGGCTACTACACGGATCTGAATGAAAACGTGGTCTGTGGCCCTGCTGCCTACACACTGTCAGTGAACCCGAAAACGCCCCTGGTCATCGTTAGCCACGGCCCGACAGACCCAGGGCAGCGAGGCTCCAGCAAAGCCAAGCTTCAGTACATGCCAGAAATCTTCCTGGCTGTTCGGCCATCCGAGGAATCGGACACCCAGCTTGCCAATCTGGAACACGATATTCGCACCTGCCTCTTCACGCCATTGGGTAGCCGCGCCCTCAATGGCAAGGCAATCAGCGTAGAAGAGCAGGGGTCTGCCCCCAGTACAACTGAAGACAGCCGCTACGCCCTGTCTTTTATCCCCGTCACCCTGACCATCATTGAAAACTACGAGGCTTAATCATGGCTGAAAATACCCAAATCAAAGACCGCTCCTACCTCGGTAAAGGCATCATCTACATGGGGCTTTACCCTTCAGGGCCACTGCTACCGGTAGGCAACTGCTCTGCACTCAACATCAGCATTACCGAAGACAAAAAAGAACTACCCAATCACATGGATGCCGGGGGCGGTAACCGCAATGAAGTCAGCCGGATTCAGAGCGTCAATGTTTCTATTACCGCGCATGACCTCAGCGCCCGCAACCTGGCCATGGCCACACGAGGCACCACCAAGCTACAAGAACCTGTTGCTGTAGTAGGGGAGGCTCACACGGCCTACCCCAGTGCGCTGGTTGATCTGGAATGGATTCCCGACCCAGAAACTCTGGTCGTGCGCTCAACAGACTCCAGCACCACAGAAGTGGAAGATGAAGAAGTTACTGTGCCGGTGGGTGGCCTGATCGAACCGGCTCAGCCACTGACCAGTGGTCTGGTTGTGAAGAACAATGCCGGTGACACCACCTACACCGAAGGCACGGACTATGAAATCACCCAGGACAACAAAATTCAGGTTCTGCCCGGTGGTGACATCAGCGAAAGCGACACCCTGAAGATCAGCTACCTCAGTGCTTCTGGAACCGTGTACCAGCAGGGCACCGAGTATGAAGTCACCCCGGTAGGCCTGCGTATTCTTGGCGGCCAGCTGAGTGAAGAAAAAGCCATCAAGATCGACTACACCCCGGTGCCCCAGCACAACCTGGAAGCCCTGACCGAAGCAGGGCAGGAATACCGCCTGGTGTTTGATGGCCTCAACGAAGCCCAGTCCGGCAAACCAGCCAAAGTCAAAGCCCACCGCTTCAAGCCCAGCCCCACCGATGGCCTGAACTGGATCGGAGACGACTTTGCCGAAATGACCATTCAGGGCGGACTGCTTTCGGATTCCAGCATCAACGCCCAGGGAGCCAGCCGCTTCTTCCGAGTGCAAATGGCGGATTAACTGTCGTCTTTTAGGTCAATTGCAAAATAAAAGTAATTTTATGTTACAATTTGTTACCAAGGTGCTTTAGGTGGAGGTGTTATGAACCAACTTGGTATAAATAACAATATGTTAGAAGCAATTTCATTGGAAGAGAATGCCTGGGTGCGTGCAGTGCAACTGGGTGAGGCACTGGGCTATACCAAGCCTGGAAAGCAAATCAATGCCCTGTACAAGCGTTATCAGGATGAATTTACGGAAGACATGACGAAGCTGACCAAAATTCACGATGATGAATGCAAGGGACACTCAGCAAGCCAAAACCGCCAGACTCGTGTTTTCTCACGACAAGGGGTTTACCTGATGATCATGCTTGCACGCACCCCTGAAGCCAAACTGATGCGGGAAAAAATGTTAGACGACCTGCATTCAGTTGTAACCAGGGTTCCGACAACTGCAAAGGATTTACCCGCCTGGGCCCAAGAAGAGATAGTGGAGGTGCCAGTTAAGTGATGCCTGAGATCAGGCAAAGAAAAACCCCAGAAAGGCGGCCACCTCGCTGGGGTTCAGATCAACACTCCCAACCATCACGAAAGGAGATTGAACACTCATGAACAATGATAGCTCAAACTTTGTGCTGAAAACAACTTTGCTGGAGGTATCTATGCCTTTCCATGAAATTCTGGCTTATGCAGTGGCCATTGGGGTGGTGGCTGTCTGTTTTTCAGCCTGCTTTCTGATGCTGAAAAAAGCCTTTGAGAAGCCTGACAAAAGCAGGTAGTCACCACGGTACGGGGATGACTTGATGGCACCTATTACCTTCATGGTTTTCGCACATTACGGTTACAAGGCCGCCCAGCTGATTATTGCAGCGATCGAGGGCATGCCGTAGCATTGCAGCAAAAGAAGACACATGGAGGCACTGTGAAAGGAAAGATAGTTTCATTTGTTGCGTCGAAGAAGTTTGGCTTTATTGACGGTGAAGATGGTGAAAGCTACTTCCTGCATGTCAGCAAGCTGAAGGACAAGAAGCAAGAAAGCCAGCTGATCAAAGGCACTCCTGTCAGTTTTGACCCTGTACCAACCCCAAAGGGCCTTAGTGCCACCCAGGTTGAAGTGCTTCCGGTTCATATTGGTGAACGGCTGGTATCATTTTTTGTGGCTAAAGGAGAGCCAAAGCATGGAAAGGTCATCTTCAAGAAGAAAATTGAAACCAGCTTTGAAGATGATAAAGATAAAGCCTTTGACCACTTCAAGGCCTGCGCACAGGAGGCAGGCTGCAACGCTGTAATCAACTTCAAGCCTGATCGTCAGACATTTGAAGATGGTAACTATAAATACAGCAGCTTTTCGCATATTGGTGAGCTTGCTTTGGTTATCGAAGAGTATGTCTGCACCAGTGCGGAAGAGGCAAAGAAATCAAAAGAAGAAGTTCAGCAGGCTGTTCAAGAAGCTGAAAAAAAAGCTAACGAGGTAGTACAGCAAGAAGCAGAACTAAGGACTAACCAGCTTTCAGGCTGTTTGGGTCAGCTTGTTGTATTTGTTGGCATAGCGTCAATTTTCTATGTCATTATTTAAAGGGCTTGGTCACAAATGGATTTTCTAATTTTTATCGGGTTTTGTATCGCAGCCAGCCTTCTGGCCTGGGGCCTTGCCAATGCCATCACCCGCTGGATGACTCAGGGCACCCGAGAAAAAGACCCCAACTTCAAGATAGATTTCCAGCTTCACCCCAATCAGGCACTCCATAAACACCAACTCTTCTGGCTGGCCGCTTTGACTCCAGTGGCTATTGGCCTGTTGCTCAACGTCAAGATTTTCTGGGGTGCAGGCTTTGACTTCTCTATTGATGGTTTTAATCACTGGGTCACCAACAGCAAGCTGACCCTTGGCCTGATGGCTCTGGGCATTCCCTTTGGAGTGATGGTGGGTAGCTTTCACCGGACACTGCAAACGGCTGAGCAGATTAAACTGACTCAATCATCTTTAAGGCCAGTTTTGAACACATCTGAGGGTGTGGATGGTGATGTTTTTTATTACAGAATTCATAATACGGGGCTTGGTCCCGCTTTAATAAAGAGTGCAAGCTTGCAGGTTTTGGGCAGTAAACGTGATTTTTACAATGGTTCTGATTTGCGTGAATGGCTAGATACTGTTTTTAAAAACTACAAGGTAAATATTTTGGACTGTGTTTCTTTAAATGCAGGTTATGTGATGCAGGCAAGCTCTAAGGAAGAAATATTTAAAATAGCGGCTAAAGACTTTTCTTCTAAAACACTGCTTTCAAATGGATGCCTCAGAGTTTTTGTAGAATATGAGGACATGTACGGAAATTGTTTTAAGTTTCCACCAGATACAATAGATCAATAACCCTTGACACCACCTCCTGACTCGGTCTAGTCTTCCCTCACTGCTGCAAATTCAGCAGTCGGGATTGACAGCCCGTTTTACAGTAGGTGGACACGATACCGCCACCCGAGCGGTTTTTTTGTGTCCGCATGGCAAGCCTGTTATGGGCGGGCCGTGTGGGAGGCGCTTGCGCCTGCCGGTGCCTACGACCGGTCTGTCAACCCGCACGGTTCGCTCTCCACTGTTGACAGAGTGGGGAGTAAAAACATAACTACTCGTAGGGTGAAGCCATGACCAACGCAATCGCGTTACCTCAGAATGCTATCTTTCAAGATCATAACCAGATCAAAACCACCTCACTAAAGGTGGCTGAAGCATTCAATAAGCTCCACAAAGATGTGCTCAGAAAGATCGAGAGCCTTGATTGCTCTGCCGAATTTGCGTCAGCGCATTTTTACGCTCACGATGAAATGATTCAGGCAGGGCCAGTTAAGCGCCTCTCCAAAGTCTACGAAATGACCAAAGACGGTTTTATGTTTCTGGTCATGGGCTTCACTGGCAAAAAAGCCGCGCAGATCAAAGAAGCCTACATCAACGAATTCAATCGCATGGCTGACCTGCTCAATGGCCGTGGCCACCAACAACCCTCAACCGTTGAAGACCGCCACCCGCTGAACATCGCCGTGCGCTCCCTGGCCAACCAGCGATCTGCCCAGGGTAAGCCAGCGGATTACGCCAGCGTCTGGCGCACCGTGAACGGCTATCTCGGCGTTGAACACATTGAAGACGCCAGCAAAGAACAGGTGCAAAAAGGCCTCAGCTACGTGCAAACCCTGCTGGAAGGCGAGCTACTACCCAAGGAACAACTGCCGGAACCCAGCCAGAAGCTGGACTACTCCGTAAAACGCTGGGTCAAAATGAACCCCTGGTTCAGTCACCGGCAAAGCCTGATGCCCCAGGGCCGCTTTCAGGTCACACCCGATATGGTCTACGGCATGGATGCAAAATCACCCACGCTGGCGCTGGTGAAAGAACTCAGCGATCAGGGCCACGACCTGCATGCCTGCCAACTGGAAGTTCTGGCACTCAGGCACCATCTGGAAAGCACCCGCAACGCCCTCTACAGCATCCAACAGCGCTGCAACACCAGCCTGACAGGGCAGGGGTTCTTTAGATACTGATTTGATTCGTTTAAAAAAACAAAGCCCCAGCAGCTGAACTGCCGGGGCTTTGTTGTTTTTGTTGTCTGGTTTTTGACTGAGGCCTTTGCCAAATGGTTGTTCTTGGGGTAGTGTTCGATAAGACTCATAAGTCCAAATGGAGAATTTACGGATGAAGACACGGATTCCTACCCAAGTGAAACCTCAAAATCAGCAGGGCTTTATTCTTGTACTTGCTCTTCTGCTAATGCTATTTGTTGGCACTGCAATCATCTCAGGTATTGATAGAACAGGCACGGAAACCCGGATTGCCCAGAGTCGTGTGATGGCAGCCAGTATCCAGGCAGCTGCGGAGGCCGGTATATTCACATTACGAAGCGAAGCGGGTAATGCAGAGCATGCAAATGCTGATCTTTCAGCATCTTGTGAGTATTTTATTGAAGCGGTTGAAGGGGATTATTCAGACCCTCAGAACTTTATGGATGAACCGGAGATCTGGTGGCACCTTGATGAAACTAAATCAGATACTCAAATTGAATGCAGTGAACTTGAACAAGGTGACAGTATCTTCATGGCTGTCCAAGCTTGGCAAGGATCAGAGGATCAGCAAAGCATGGTTTCTCAAGTAGGCATGGGAATAACAATTACCTTCGATTTAATACCTGAGAACGGCCAGAATGGTGGTGGCAATGATTCTCCGCATGGCAATAAAACCGCTGGCGAAGTGTTAAATGAGACCTTTGGTGAAGATGCCGCCCGAGCGATTGGAGACATTACGACTACAGGGAATGCAAATATTTTTGGCGATGTAGCTTTAGGCGGGCAACTTAGTGAAGGTGGTCGCCCTGGCGTAGGTGTACAGGGTAGCAGTGGCACCTATGGCGGAGCATCAGATCCATTTAATCTGGAAGCTATTATTGATCATATGAACTTGAAAGACTTGCCGCTTTCAAACCCCAGTATAGATAGCTTTAATGTGGAGCCGGGGAGCTTAAAAAATGAGAATGGTGTTGAAGTGGTTGGCTCAGGACAGTTTGAAACCAAGACCTTTTTAGGTGAGGAGTACCATGCTGTTCGACTCAACGAACTCGATGTAGGTGGTACTAATACTGCTACAGGTAATGTGCTCTTGTTTGTTGATGGTGATCTTGATCTAAGTAACAGAACCACATTTAGAATGGCTAATGACTCCAGTCTGGTTTTAATCGTATCAGGGGCAATTAACTTCGGTAATTTTTTCAGTACTGAGCCACAAGTCCCGGTAAACAACACTGGTTTGCCGACTTTTGCATTGATGACAACGACTAGCGATAAGGTCTCACTGGGGCGTTTAGATGATATGTACGGCATGATATATGCCGCCAATGCTGAGGTGGATATTGGTGCGGCAGGATCAAGGTTTACTGGCCAGATTTTTGCTGACGAAATTACACTTCGAGCCAATAATTCAGTAATTACTTTTCAACAAGCATTTGATGCAGAAAAGTTAAGCAACCTATCTGCTGGCGACTCTTCAGGTGATTTTGTTTTTGGCCCCAGCCAGGATACAAATATTGATTTTGAGTTTTTCTGAGTTTATGTAAAGAGTTCTCCGAACCCGCCATCGAGCGGGTTTTTTAATGCCTGAAATTCACTACTCCGAGATCCAAATATGAGCGACCAACGCGCCGTTGATTTAGTCCTGCGTGCCCGAAATGAAGTTAGCGAAGGGGCTGAAGAAGCCGCCTCCAGCCTTGACCAGCTCGCACAAGAAGCCCAGCAGCTTGATAGCGAGTTTCGACAGCTTGAAGAAGCGGGTGCGGCAGGGGAGCAGTTTGACCAGTTGCGCGATTCGGTTTCCCGGCTAAATGAAGAGCTATCGAGCGCCCAGGGCATTCAACAAAGCATCGATAACTTCCGGCGACTCAAGACAGAAACCGTGGATGCTGAACAGGCCTGGCAATCTGCCACTGCCAACGTGCGCGAACTGGCTCAGGAAATCGCCGCCACGGAAGAACCCAGCCGGTCACTGGTACGCAGCTTTGAGCGAGCCAAGAAGTCAGCAGCCAACAGCAAAGATGCTTACGAGCAAAAGCAGCAAGCCCTGCATAGCCTGCGTACCGAGCTAACCGGTTCAGGGGTAGACACCCGCAACCTTCAGGATGCCCAGCAGCAGCTTGCCAGCCGCACCGAAGAAATGGCGGGGGAGCTGAATGCAGCTAAAACAGAGATAGGCGAAATCGGCCAGGAAGCCACTCAAGCCGGTGCCGGTTTTAGCGACATGCAAAAGGCCATTGGCCTGGCTGCTGGTGCCCTTGCCGCCCTGGGTGCCAAGCAACAGATGGGTTCAATCATTGATGAGCAGGAGCTTCTGCAACGTAACCTGCTGCGCACCCAGGCCCTGATAGAGGCTTCTGGCCGTGCTGGTGAAGTTTCAGCAAAGCAGATGCATGAACAGGCCCGACAGTTGGCCCTGGCAACTCTGGAAAGCACCGAAGGCGTTATGGAAGCCCAGCAAATCCTGCTGGGTTATCAGAACATTGGTACCGAAACTTTTGACCGCATTACAGAGCGAGCCGCCGACTATGCCGCCGTGATGCAGACCAATCTTGTGGGCGCCACCCGACAGCTTGCCAGAGCCTTTGATGACCCAGCTGGCAGCATTGACGCGTTAAGCCGAGTCTTCACTGCTGAGCAGCGGGAAATGATCAGGGCCATGCAGGAGACCAACGGCGTTGCCGCTGCACAGGAAGAAATGCTACGCCTGCTGGAAGACAGGGTAGGTGGTGTTTCAAGAGCGCAAGCCGAACGCCTGGCTGGTGCCCAGGACACCCTGGCCCAGGCAATCCAGGAAGCCCGCATTGCCACGGCAGATTATCTGCAGGTGGGGGAGCGACTGGAAGGCTTTTATAGCCGTGTCGCAGAGGAAGTTTTTGTTTTTAACGATGCGCTACGTGCTGGTGAATACGACACCGCTATCGCAGCGATCCAGGGTATCGCAACCGCTCTGGGCGTAATGACTGCTGCCTACCTAGCCGCAACTCGCGGAGCCGCCGCCCTGACCGCTGCCAAGGGCGCTCTAGCAGCCTCAACCGCTGCTGCCACCCGAACAATGGTCGCCTTCAATTCCGTTGTGCGAGCCAATCCAGTTGGCTTAATCGCCACTGCAATAGCCGCCGCCTCTGCTGGGTTTGCCGTATTCAAAGGCAGTGCCAATGATGCGGGCGAATCACTGAATGACCTGGCTGAAGCCGCTGAGCTGCTAAACAAAAGCGTCAGCGAGCTATCCGATGCCGAAGTAGATGCTGCCCTGCTTAACATGAGTGCGGCGGCAAAAGAAACCTTTAACTCTATTATTGACCTGGAACTAGAGATTGACCGGCTGGAAGCCAAGAGAACAGCCGCAGCGGAAGCAGGCGAAGAGCTCAGCATCAGGGAGCAGCGCCGGTTAGCCAATGCGCGTGTCGAACTGGAGCGTGAAAACGACCTGCGAGATCAACAGCTGGCACGTATCCGGCAGCTGGAAGGCGAACAGCAGAAGATCACCGAAGGCATCCGAGGCCAGGCCGAAGCTGCCCGCGATCTGGCTGATGCCACTGATGAAGCCGCAGAATCCCAGCGCCGGGCAAAGGAAGAAGCCGAAGTCTGGCTGTCGGAACTGGGCACCAGCTTTGACGAACTGGAAACCGGCATCACTGCCAGCGAACAGAAGACCCTCGACTACTTCCAGAAGGTTGTGCAATCCGGCCAGCTGACTGCGCAGCAGATGGAATCCCTGGGGGATAGAGTCGCAAGAAGTCTACGCTCTGAGGCCTCAATCGCTGCCCTGAGAGAGCTGGGGGAGGTCGGCGCTGAAGCAGTAGAAAGAGCCGCACAAGCCGCCGATGAAAGCGCCCGCAAAGCATCGGAACAGGTTAGCGGCTTATCCGGCCAGGTAAGGCAGTTTTTGAGCGAAGCCCAACAAGCCAACATCGACCTCAGCGAAGCAATACAGACTGCCAAGACGCGGGAAGAACTGGAGGCCGTCGAGCAGGCCGTGACAAACCTCATGCGGGAGCAAAACAGGGCATTTGCTACCGGCCAGCGCACCGGCATGGAGGAAGTGAGAACTCTGGATCTTCGCAGACAAGCCAGGGAGCGCATGGCTGAGATTGAAAACCAGTCGGCGCAATCGGTAGACCGAGAAACCCGCAGCCTGCAGGAACAGCGTCGGGAAGTGCAGGGCTTAGCCACCGACATCAATCAACTGCCAGAGCGCATTGAAACCAATATAGCACTCAACATCGAAACCACCCCGCAGCAACTTCAGCAACAAATCGCCCAATTAGCTAACCAGCTCAACGCAGAAGTGCCGGTCAAGCTGGTTGTCGATCAATCCGAGTTAAACCAACTCACCCAAACCATCCAGCAAGCTGCAAGGCGCATCGGTGCCAGCGTAGCAAGCGAAATCATCAAAGAACTGAGAAAGAGAGGTTAAAAATGTCTGAAGAACGCTTAATCGAGCATATCGTACCGTATATGAGTAAATCGATTAACAACTATAAAACAAAGCTGGCAACTACACTCAGCGAGGAAGGCGAAGAAGTAACATTAAGCGATAGCTCGCCACATACCGGAATACCTTGGGGGCCATCATGGGCAACAGAGCCAGACTGGAATCTTGGCTACCCTTTAACCCTGACTGATGGACAGAATGTCGAGATTGTATATGTTTACAAAGTTAACCCTAATGATGACACGGTAGTTTCAGTTTTGCGTGGTCGAGAAGGAACTGAGCCCCGCTTATGGCCTGCAGATACAGTTGCCGAGTGCCGTCTAACCTCAGGAGTTATCAACTACCTGCTTAATTGGAATGAACTACTTTATACCGGCGGAGTAGTTATTGGCGAGCAGGCAATTAAGCGGTCACCTGAATGGGGCGGTATCTGTATAGGTCACTACGCCATGCTTCTTTCAGATGAAGTTGATAAAGATGAGTATTATGAAGGTTTTGGCGACAGAGCGTATTGTGTCGCAGTGGGCAATTGGTCGCAATGTCAGTCAGTCAAGAGTGTCGCTATAGGAGATGAATCTGCAGTATGGCACCCAGCGCATTACGGTGTTGCTATTGGATGGAAGGCTCAGGTCGGCACTGGAATGGGATCTGCTGCTATAGGGGCTGAAGCCTACATTGATGATTCGCCAAAAAGCGTTTCTATTGGCGGGTATGCGATTTGCAAGGATGCGCCAGACAGTATTGCCCTTGGCTACAATGCAAAAACTGAAGCCCCTGGTGCTATATCCTTGGGCCAAGGAATAGCAAGTATCAACGGCGGTTTGAGGTCAACGGCAATTTCCTACCTGCCTTCTGACGTTTCAAGGCCAATATACCGAAAAGACTTTGAGCCAGTCGCACAAGGCGAAATTGAGAGCTTGCCCGAATTGGCTTGCGGAGCGGCCATGCAGTCGGTTTTTTCTACTGCAGAAATCGACCTGACCAACGAAACAGCAACTGCTGATCTGGAGTTGCCAGAAAACACCATCCTGCTCATCGACTCCCTGGACTGGATCACCACGGTCAGCGACACGCCAGACGGTGCGCCTGAAATCCAGATCGGCACAGACGAAACCGAAGACAACACCCTGCTGGCTGCTACGCCAGTCACTGCCACCGATTTACACGCCCGCCAGACATTCAGTCCTGCACACTCCAACGGCGTGACCAGTGTACGTGTTGCGGTGGCCGTTGCTGCTACCGGCACCCTCAAAGGCAAGCTGGTTGTCCGGGGCTACGTGATGGAGGTGTAAGCCATGCTGATTAACGGCAGCGCATTAAACGAGGCCACCATCAACGGTGGTCTTGCTGTTTCTGAGCCCCCGGAAGAAGAAAACGGAACTGGGGCTGATGGAAAAAGCGCCTACGAAATCTGGCTGGAACTGGGCAACACCGGCACCAAGCAGGATTTTATAGACAGCCTGAAAGGTGATCCTGGCCAAAATGGCGAACCAGGGGAACCAGGCGAACCAGGGGAACCCGGCAAGGATGGAAAATCAGCCTACGACCTCTGGCTTGCTCAGGGCAACATCGGTTCGGAGGCAGATTTTCTTGCGGCGATTGAAGGGGCTCCGGGGGAGCCGGGCCAGCCTGGCGAACCGGGAGAGCCGGGAGAGCCCGGCAAATCAGCCTACCAAATCTGGCTGGACGCCGGGAATGCCGGGAGCGAGTCGGACTTTTTGCAGTGGCTGCGAGAACCGCCCCAGGGCAAAAAAACCAGCCAGCTTGACCCCGCCCAGCCGTTGGCCGGGTCTGAAAAAATCATGGTCGTCCAGAACAATGTCAGCCGGGTTTTGACGCTGGACGAACTGGTTTCCTACCTGAACAGCTGAGGCCGCTATGGCAGATGAATACTACTGGCTGCAAGAGGAAGGCGGCCTGCTGGAAACGGAGAGCGGGGAACGGCTGCTTCTGAACTCCGGGCCTGAGATCAGGCGGGTTGCCATTGGCAGTGACTTCACCGTCAGCGACGTACCGAGCGGAACCTGCACCCCTGACGACCTGTTGACCCTGGTTGATGATCACAGCTGGTCAGGGGTCGGGCGCGTATCGTTGGACGGCCATTCAGCCGTCAATGCCACCCTGACCCTGCAGGCCCAGGTCGAGGCCCGCCCGGTTGCCAGTCTGACCCTGGGCAGCAGACCTGAGCAGTGGGCCTGGCGGGTGACCGGCTGGCAACTGGATTTGCGGACCAGCGACCTGACCCAGCAGGTTATGCAGCTGGCGTTGGTCGGCGGTGGGCCCTTGTGCCTGGTCGCCCAGCTTGAAAACCAGGCGACCAGTCAGCTTCAGGCAATCAATATCACGGCTCATGTCGTTATCTTGCCAGCACAAAGCCAGGAGCTGCTGCCGGAGCGAACCGGGTTCTACAAGCAGCAACTAACTGGCCAGGTTATAGGGGCACCACAGATCGAACAGGAGTTTCAGGCATGATTATCAAACCAGCAGACCTGCCTGCCGAGGCTCGCTTGACGATGAGCCAACAGGCCACTACCAGCGATCAGGGGATAAATCTGAGCATTCGAGGTACTGGCTGGGTGCCGCCCGATTTTGGTGATGTGGACTGGTCGCAGCCAGTGACTCTTGAGCCAGTCGGCCCTGTTCCTGGCGATCTGGCTACCGTGACCGGGCGCTTCCGTTTTGAGATCTCCACGGACCTGGAAAGCCAGCAGGTAACCTGGTCAATCAATAGCGAACAAGCGGCATTTGATGGGGATGACGACAGCCCCATACCAGATCAAACCACTAGCATCAGCATAGGCTTACTACAAAACGGCTGGACAATCCTTCGTGCATCGGATGGATCAGCCATTCCAATGATGGCCTATGGCAAGCGTCGAGTGCAGGCGCGTGGCACTGGAACCCCGCCAGTCAGCCCTGGTGCTTTGACGACTGCCGCCTTCGGAGGAGTGTCTATCTACGTGACCGATTTTGATGTGGACTCGGTTCAGCAAACCTGGAGTATTAGCGGAGAAGAGCAGTGAGTGTAATCCACTGGAGTGTGTCTTGTAGCGTGGGAAAAGTAGTAGGACCTGTTATTGTTGAGCATGAAGAAAATGGCAGCTCCACTGCTGAGCTGACAGTTCAGGGAAGCGCGAATGCAGGCGATAGTATCAGTATTGGCAGCAGTGCAGGAACGCTATTCACTGGCCTGGTGGACCGTGCAGAGAACACTGACCAGGGATTAGTACGCCTGGAATGCACTTCTGGTCTTCAGCGGGCCGTTAATCGGCTAACCCGCAATCAGATTGACAGCATGTTTTCTGGCGCACCCTGGCACCCTGATTTAAGTGATGATGAAGCCCAGGGTTGGGACTATTTTCAGGATCGAATGAAAACCTACTTTGGCAGCGTTAATGCCAGCTCAGGGGTTCCGCAGCTGGTTGGCTGGGGTTCGGGTGGCGGTGGTGGGTCACCAGTAATCGAAACCAGCACCAACACCCCCAGCTATACCACATTACTGGATGGTGTGATTTTCGAGATTGAATACCGGGTGCCAACCTACGAACAAGTGACTGCTCAATACTCTTGGACCGACAGCGATCAGCTGCCAGTCGCTGAAGGTGAGCAGATGACTGATTTCATTCGCGCCCAAAATCAAGCCAAGTTTGATTCGGCAAGGATGACCAGGGGGGAAGTTGAACAGTTATTAAGGTCAACCGGCTGGGTACCAGCATTTGTTGATGGTGATTCTATATCACAGTGGCGAATGCAAGATCATATCGTAGAAGCCATTTACTACGGGGATCAAGATGATGAAAACCGTAATGACTTTGTTGTGATCAACACCAACCCCACCACTAGCTTTAACGCAACACTGGTCAAGCGTTTTGAGAGTCAGCTGATCATTAAAGGGACGATGACGGTTGGCAATGCTTCAGGATCTATAAAAAGAGTGCGAATAGCAAGAGAGTACCCCGGTACTGCACCCGATGGATGGAAAACCCAATTAGGCGAGCCTCCGGAGATTGATTTCGTAGGCGACCTAAACAGCTGGATCAATGCACATGCCGCAGCAGCACACAAAGAAATTCAAGAAAGCCACCGTCAAAACTCAGTCACTGTCACATCACCTTTAGCTTCAGCTTTCGTGAATGGTAGCGTTATAAAAGTGGTTCACAGGCTGGACCCTGACGCGGGAATCGCAGTGACTGAAACGACCTATAGCACTTATGGCGCTGAAGATTTTGACAGTGTGAGCGTAACGCTAGATGAAAAGAGGGACCGAGCACCAGGGCCTGCACACTTACTGACAACTCGTGTTATTGATCAAGAAAGCGCTGGAACTATCGAAAATCAACCAGGGCTGATAAAGACGGTTGGCACCTTGTCTACCTATTCATGGAACAGCGCACAACAGGCATGGCGGCTACTAGCCACCAGGGTTACCAGTGTTAGCAAAAGCAGCTTTACGATGCCTGCACCGGAATACAGTGATACAGATCCTATTGAAATCGGAATGAGTGTTAGCTGA